CGCCCGGTCCTCAGCTGCGGCCAGTCTAACATAATGCAGCACAACCGCCAACATTTGTTCGCGGAACGCCCGCGCCTGCTGCGCCAACTCAGGTGGAGCCGTGTCAGAAATTCCAATCAAGCGGTTTACGCACAGCTCGGCCACCTGCTCGGGACTATGCCCCCCGTTGCTGGACGTTGTGACAAAAACAGGGCCAATGCCCCCACCTGCTGTGAACATTATCCCCCAACCCTCATTTGACCATCACGGTAATCATCACGCTTGGAGCGCACGTCTATTCCGAGCAGTTGGCCTAGAGCCCGATCATACATCTGCTGATATTGCGCCATCATGTCCGCATCGCCTTTGAGATAGGCGTATGCTTCCAAGAGCGAGCCATACAGCAGTGCTGTTTCCGCATTCTCCCCAAGCCACGAGTCCCCGACATCCACGATGGAAGGTGGGTCGAAGTAGTATTGAAGCTCGGCCGTGTACGTCTGATCCGGAGTTGGGCCAACTATGAAGTTGCCCGCACCTGACGTGCCGCCCAAATCTCCATCAAACTGCGCGTAAAATCTGGGCAAACCTGACGTTGCCGGGTACGGATAAGCCTCTCGAATGAAGCTCGGGTCCTTGTCGTACAAGTAATGGTACGCCCCATCAGAGTCGATCACTGCAAAAGACAGCACTGACAGGAAGTCATCCGGCCGCGCAAGATACGGATTGCCCGCGACGAGAGGTGCCGTGGCCGCCTTGCGCAGCTCGGGTATCATCACCGTGCGATAAATACGCTGCTCAGCCTGTCGAACAAAACGAGGAATGTTCGCGACGAAAGATGTTTCGCGCGTCTCCAGATAGTCTTGAATCAGTTCAACCAGCTGAGCATAGTTCATCTTTTAAGCGCTCCGCGTAAATTTTCCGCCGCGCTTAGCCGCACCCATGCCGCGCACTTTGCCGCCGGAAGCCATACCTTCTTCGCGACGCTTTCTGTCATTCTTGAGGCGTTGACTTTGCGAAGCCTTGCCCTCTTCCCGAGAACGCGGGCGTTGTGACTTTTTTGGAGCCAGCTTGGAAGGCGGAGATTTCTCTGCCCCGCGTGTGGTGCCTTCGCGCTCGACAGGTTCCGGGCGCCTACGGGCGCGAGGTGATTTTTTCGGTGCGGCCATGTCACTCTCCTATGACAACAGTTACGGTGCCGACGGCACCTTTCAAACGAACCTCTGGGTGCCCGACCGGACGCCAACCAAACAGCCCGCGAGACAGCGCGAAATTTTCCGGCCGCGGATCACGCAGACTTTTGGGATCAACAATGCGCAAGCGCCCCAGAAAGTTCTGAGGGTGATCGGCATCAGCCACATCACGCCCCACACGCAACCCTGTGCGCTTGCCGTTCTTTGTCTCCCAAACAAGCTCCGACAGAGGGTAGCGAAACCCTGTACGGTCGCATATACCAAGAGCGTGTTTGCCGCGAGCATATTGTGCCATCAGAACCCTCCCGGATAGAAGGGTGAGAAGAATGTCGGAGACTTGTCGCGGTCCTCGTCGGCAGCGCGCTGAAACTGCTCTTCGTAAAGCTGCTTCAAAACCAAAGCCCGCGGCGCAGCTTCAGGCTTCTTTGACGCTATTTCAAACGCCAATCCTGCCACCAACGCAGGGATGAACCGGCTTGGTATCGCCGCACTGCCGCCAACACCCGACGCGAGCCCGTCGATACCGCGCAAGCGGTAGAAGAACAGCTGATATGGCTGGGACGCATCGGGCACAGGCCACAGCGTCACGCGCGTCGTCAGACCCCGGTCCACATAAATCTGCGTTGGGCGCCCCTCTGTCGCCTTGCTGGACTGGGCGGCATAGGTTGAGACACTGATGCGCTCCAGCGCCGTGTCGAGCTGGGACTGCCCCGTTCCTGCACGAAGCTGGTGCTCAATGATGTCGATCGTGTCGTCGGGGAGGTCATAGGTGGCCTGACCCGCAACGAGCGGGATGGTGCCGGAAACCACTGTGAAGAGGTTGATGCCGCGGTTCTGCCACTCAAGGGCCAGCAGGTTCAGACTGCGCCGCGCTGTCCGCAGGTCGTAGCCAGACTGCATCTCAAGACCGGCCCGCTCATAGGCTTCCTCGAAGAGTTCTGCGATGTCTGGAACTACGACTGCCATGGATTAGCACTTCCGCCCTTTGGTCTTTCCGCGCTTTGCTGCGCCGTCGATCTTGCCACCGCGCTTCATGCCACGCGGCCCAACTGCACGCCCGCTCATTTCGGCAGCGCGGGCCAGACCTGCCCCCGCCTGAGACGGCATTGCCGAGGGACGACCCGCGCCTGCGGCATTTGCCATGCCGCGACCGGCCTGAGACGGAACGCGCGAAGCGGCATTTGCCATGCCGCGACCGGCCTGAGACGGAACGCGCGAAGCGGCATTTGCCATGCCACCCATCATCATCTTCTTTGGCTTCTTCATCGGGGGTCTCCCTATCTGATTGCGCATCGCGCTACGTGATATGGTCATTTGCGATAGACCGCCGTTTTCTTGGCGATCTTCTTAGGTTGTGCCACAAATTGCTTGCCTTTGCGAGTCCCTTCTCGCTTGGCACGTGTTGTAGCAGCGTATTCAGCAGAGCTGAGAGACTCTCTCGCCTTTTTGGGCAAGTATCTTTCGCCCGTTGCCTTGGGCCCCTGAGTGGACGGTTTACCGGACTTTGTGCCCCAGTCCTCCTTCGTCCACTTCTTCAGGCTTTTTTGAGACGCCTTCACAGGTCACTTCTTTTTTGTTTTACCGCCGCGCTTCATCGGCTTGGCCGCGGCCTTGCCACCGCGCTTCATGCCGACTGGTCGCTCAGCCATACCGCCGCGCATCATTTTCTCTGTCTTGCCGCCACGCTTCATTGCACGAGGTCTCATAGCCATTGGTCAGTCTCCTCTTTCGGTTGACGACAAGCTCTTCATACTCGTCGCGGGGGTAGGCTGCATAATAGCCCAAACTCTCAAGCCTGTCACTAGACTCAACCACGAGCTTCAAATCCTGTATGAAGACCATGGAATACTCATATGCCGTGGAACTTTCCCAATCGTTGTCAAACAGAAAATCCAGCTCAGCTTCTTCTGGCCCATAGTCAGGATGGAACTGCATGCAGTGAAGCTGTGGAAACTCGGAATGCAAAGTCTCTACGAGACTTGCTAGATCGTCAATGCCGGGAATATCGTAAGTGGCGACGACAATGAGCTCTTTATCGAACTCGTAAAAGTCTTGGCAGTATCGGTGTAGATCGGCCTCAAAATTATCGGATTCTATAACAAGAACCTTGTTTTCACGCCACGCCTTTCGGGCGTAAGGGCAAGGCGGCAAACCTTTCAAGTGGGGGCTCGGAACTTCGAGAACCTCACGAGACCATGACCGAAGGTCGGATTCAATTTCGGTAGCCACCGCCAGAATCCTTATACTGCTTTGCCAGCATTTGCGCTTTCCTCGCGGACCATTGTCCACTTTTGCCGCCCTTGTCTCCTGCCTTGATCTTCTCGAACAGACGTTTGCGCATTGCAGGCTTGGTGTAGTTGTCGGCCTCATTGACGCGTGACTTGGTGGGTTTTTTGCTCATGTCAGCAGTTCCACGCGCGCAGGCTTTTGTTGATCCGGCTGTCTGGGTCGTTGGCGGTTTTGGATGAGGTGTTTTTCGCCTTCATCCCTTTCATCCGGGCACAGAACGACTTGCGACGGTTGCCGTCTTTGGTGCCGGCCTTCGCCTTCGGTGCGGGAGGCTTGAGGTTCATCCCCTCTTTCTTGGCAGAAGCGCGGCCCTTGGCATTCAACCCGCCCTTCGGATTCTTACCTTCCTTGCGCTGCCAAGCGGGGGTTTTCTTGCTCATCTCACTTCCTCAAGTGCTGCTCTATGTTTTCAAGCTTGTCCATAACGGCCTTGAAGCTATTCTTGACCTCCTTGAACTCGCGGTCATGCGCCTCTTTGTTCGCCGCCTGCACAGCTTTAATTACGGCGATGTCAGTGGAGTGCATCTGCTGCTTGTTCCACAGCAGATACACAAAAGCCGCGACAGGTGCGACAATCCACTTCATTACAGCGTCTAGTATCTCCATGCTGGCCTCACGCATAAAAAATACTGGCAGAGGACAGGCCGATCAAGCTCGCAAAAACCTTTTGCTTTGCAAGTAAGCCTGCACCCGGGACATCAAAAAAGTTTTGAAAGATGTCCGTTCCAGCAATCGTAGTCGTAAAGAGCCACTCGTTTTCACCAACCACGTACCGGCAAGCAGTTCCCGCAGTTACGGTGAAGCTATTGATGCACTCAGCCGTAAACGTGTCCGCATCGACAACGGTAATGACGCGGCTGCCACAAGTTGAAGCTTGACCACTCCCGTCAACAGAATACGCTACACCGACCTTATCACCTGTTTTCAGGCCATGGCCGTTGCTGGAAAAGGTAATTGTGTTTCCAGACTGACCATATGTCGCGGACACCGGTGCAGTGTCCGTTGCGAACAAGTCAAGTTGACCAGCCGAGGCTGTTCCGCGTACGGAAATGCCCTTGATCCGGATACGCTCAAACGGGAGCATGAAACCTGTTTGATGTATCTGGGCAGATTTGACATCAGAGAGCATAACTTACTCCTCGGACTTGGGCTTGCCTTTCGGCTTTTTCGCGGGCTTCGGAGCGGGCTTAGGCTTACGCCGGGCCATTTCCTCCGCGCTTGCAGGTTTCCACTTTACCATGGATCACCTCACGAGCCGTCGCTGATGGCGTTGCCATCAGTCGCAATCCAATCCGTGCCGTCAGAAACAGCAATCGTCGGAGAGCCGGCTAGGCCGTCAGAAACAAACACGATCGTGCCTGTCAGGTCTTCAGCCGAGGGTGCTGTTGCAACAGTGAATGTAGGCAGGGTGACACTGCCGGTCACGTCGCCTTCAAAGCCGCCGGGGGACACTACTGGTCCGCTGAACGTGGTTCTTGCCATCGTGCATTACCTTTCACACAAGGGTTGGCCGCGCAGT